GTGGAACCGGATACCCAGGGAAGAAGACACGTTCTAAACCCCCGATATTACTGGTGAAAATAGTTCTTGACTTCTCCACCAGATTTGGTATAATATGGACATACGATTGAGACAGGGAACGTCTGGACGAAACGAACGGCCTTAATACTCTGTCTCTACCGTATCTCAACCACCTACAATGGGGGTCTTCATAGGATGCCCGTAGGTGGTTGAGATTGTGGATGAAAATAACTCTTGACCTTGACCCCATTATAGGGTATAATGACAGTATAGAAAGTGAGAAACCAACCAACCTTCAAGGAGGCTTTGACCATGGGACTGAATATCAAATATTGGACCAACCGCCCTGTCACCGTTGATGAGACCGAGACCCCTGTCAAGGGTAAGAGAACCCGTAAATCCCCCGCCAAGAAAGTCACTGGCTGGACCGAGGTGACTGTTGATGTGACCTCCCTGGGTATGACCCCGGAGTTCTGGTTTGACGAGAAAAACGAAGATGCCAAGGAGGCCATACTCAAGGCTATCCCCGGTATCAACACTGAGTTCGGTGTCGGTTCTGTCCGATACTAGTCATCTCACGGCTCCCTAACCCCTTGACAACGGCCAGCAGTCATCTGTCGCCGGTATAGAGGGTGTGGGGGAGCCTGAAGCTTTGGGTGATGGAAAGGCGTGTGGAAACCCGTATAGATACTGGTCCCGGAATGGCTAGTATTGGAGACCCCAACCCCCGGCCCCTCACCCATACCCTATAAAGGATTGTTGGTGCTCGCTCACTTCAAGTCACCGGAAACGGACAATGGCCTAGCTTCCAACCCCCGACCACTTGGTGCCCCACACCCCCAATCCTTTATTTCATTAGACCCCGTGACCCCCTGTGGGTTTCGGGGTTTTCCTTTGCCTCCTGGACTTCCGGGTGTCCTGGTTCGGTCGTCTGTGACCAGAAACCCCGGCAAAAAGGAGCCCAGGAGACCCCCTATGCAACGATTTATAGTTCCCCTTGTGTTGGTATGGACGGCTAGAAAGCATAGGTTAGAGGAGGTCTGGCATCCCAGTGTTTCCGGGGGTTGTAGATGCCCGGAATGATTGACTATTTTGGGTATTGACATGCCCCGGAAATCTGGTATAATGTATGGATACTGAACAATAACCCAGGAGGCCGGATATGAAGTTTACCGATAACATGAAATCCATTCTTATGAACCGTATCCAGTGGAATGGTGACTATACACAACTGTGTGGGTGCTTCACCTACGCCGAAATCCTGTACCTGAACGATGTCCTGGAGGTCACTGACAAGTATATCAAAGGGCCTCACTGGACTGTTGGTTATGCCAGAAAGGAAATGATTGCCGGTAAGAACGGCAGAGCCTGGTTCTATTTTGATCCCCGTGAGGACTTGAACCCGAAGGCCAAGACCCACGATACAAAATAATCGTTGACATACCCTCAAAATGTGGTATAATGACTGTATTGAGATTGAAAATCAACCAACGGAGACCACAAAATGAAATATACTGAAAACTTTATTCCTTCCGGTTACCAAGTTCATGTTGACTCGTATGAGAATGACGGTGACAACAACCAGCTCTGTATTGTGTCCGGTCTCTCCGAGGCAGATATGAAGTTCTATGTTGACCTGGCCGAGTTGTTCCATGGCAAACATGGTAATGATTTCACCAAAAAAGATGTGTTCCTTGGCCTCATTGCCAATGTTGTAGAGAACCATCCCGGTATCAGTGACGGAACCAGGGAGAAGTTTTCCCCCAATGCCGAGTATGATGATGACGAGAACTCTTGTAACATTGTGGATGAGTTACAGGAACTTACCGGGCACCCCGACGATAGTTATTATGACAGAGATAGTGTGTTCGTTCGTCGGGCACGATACACCAAGGTATTCTATCTTCCCCAGGCTATGTATGAGGTTGATATCAAAAGTTTATAATAGGAGGTTCTACCATGGGCTGTATATATGAGAATAACGGATTTGGTCCTGAAGCCGGTATCTGCACCTTGTGTGATGAAGACGACTTGACCAACGGCCCCGAAGGCTCGGAGAACGGTGTATGTGTTTGTTCCGATGACCCGGACCCCTCGTACTCTTGTGATTCGTATGAGTCTGACTATGTGTGTCACGACTGTGGTGCTGATCTGAATGTGTTTTTTGAGTGTGAGTGCGAGCGTGAGGAATAACCAAGGGTGACGGTATGATGTATGTATTGATGTTATTTGACTGGTTCCATTGTGTGGATTGTGTGAACGAAAGGTCACGCACAATCCTCAACAGACACGCCTGGACACTCACCTATGAGCAATGGGATTATGTGTGTGAGTGTGGTGGTCTTTACGAGTATGAGGTATAACCATGTTGAATGATACTGTTGCATGTTTCAAGGAGATTGAGGAAGACTTCAGCACCGAGGTGGCTATCGGTGTCGTCCAGATCCGAACCATTATCCTGTTCTCCAGACCATCTACCAGTGAACTGGCCGGCAAACACTCATTTGAGAACCGGATGAAACTGCTGTCGAAGAGATTTCTATCGGATATGTCCGAGAAGGACTTTACCCTATGCTGGGAGATTGTTGAGGCCATACCATCCTGGCAGATTGGCCGGGAGATGTTTGGTATCGGTGGGGCATTCGAAATGAAGTTGAAAGACCTGTTGGCCCCTCCCAAGAAACTCTTCAAACCATTGGATATGTGATATGAGACCACGATATGAGTTCATTGTGAGTAAACATACCTCAATAACCTCTATAGAAGATAAGGCAAACAGACTTTTGTTGGATTCTGACGATGTTGATATTCAGAGTATGTTGCTTTTGTCCGATGGTATCATAGTTACGTTTAAAGTGAAACTTCAAGAAATGGATGAACTACAGGATTGGGGTACATAAATAGTAATAAAGGAGAACCGAAAATGAAAAAAATATTTTTACTTGGATTAATGTTATTGATGTTTCTTGGTGCCTCAACAGTTTGGGCTGACGGTCGTAGGGATTATCATGGATACAACGACTTCATGATTACCCTTGATACGGTTGCCCAGGTGCAGGGTATCATCCTGCGTGACAGGGTTATCCGTAATGGTGGGTATCCCGTGATTGTGGATAGACCATGCCCAAACCCACGATACTACCCATACGGTCGTGAAAGAGGGTACTACCAACGAGAATACTACGGCCATGGGAGGAGATTCCAGTATGAAGATAGACAACACCCAAGATCATATCATAATCCCCGATACGGAAGATAGTGGTACTCCGGTCTTCGTGGTAACCGCCTATAGACACGGAAATCGGGACAACCACTCCTATGTGGTCGGGGTATATGAGGTTTTAGATGATGCTCTCTTCCTTGCCAATAAGGAGGAGGTATTCAGGGCCAACAAATATGTATGTGAGGTGGTTGAGATGAAGATAAATGGAGACATCTGGACCAAAGGGTGTAAAACCATCAAGAGGATAAATGATGACCACAATAACAGAGAGGTATGTGAGTGAGGATGGAAACACAATAAAGTATGTTCACCAGAACGGATCAGAGAATACTCTGAAGATTGGTCCTTCCTGTTCTGGTGACCAAACGATAGACAGGAGGAAGGCTGTTATATTCCTGTCATCATCCATCGGTTGTCTACAAGGATGCAAGTTCTGCTTCCTCACCGAGAAGGGTTATAAGCACCAGTTATTGACCACCAACGATGTAATCAAGTCCTGCATTGATGTAATCACCGACGCCAAAGACCTAATCAAGGATCGATACCTAAAGATTAGTTTTATGGGTATGGGTGACGCTTTTTCATGCGGTATTGACCTATATCATGTTGTAATGTCGGTGTTTGATTACTCTATCAAGAACAACCTTATATTGGGTGTCGATGGTGTCGATATAGGGACATCATACCCGAATGCAAAAAGTCATAACAGGGAGTTCTCTCAAATGACGAGGATGAACGATACCCTGATCAAGGAACGATACCCTCTAAACCCTCACAATCGTTACACCGACAGAGCACCACATGACAAAGACCATAGAACTGTTGTTAGGTTATTTGTCTCAATGCCTACTGTGGATGCAAGAACAAAGCATACATTGATGCCCAGGTCGGAGACACCAACAGAAATATACACCGAGGTGGGGCAACTGAGTATCGATATTATATTTCATTGCTTATTCCTGGATGGGGTGAATGACAGACCCAAGGATATACGAGCAATGATTGCCTTTTTTGAGGAAGGGCAGTATGAGGTCAGATTGTTGAGGTATAACAGGTGCCCTGGCTCCATGTTTGAGGAGAGTTGGAGGATTGAGAAGATTATTGAGACACTCAAGAAATCCAACTTGAAGTTCAAGTATCAAGTTAGCCCTGGTAGTGAAATACAGGCGGCTTGTGGTCAGTTTCTATGTAAGGTGAGAGAATGAAAGTGTTTAGTTTGACAGACGAACAGTGTAAACTGGCCCGTGATTTTGAGAAAAACCATAAATGCCCAATAGAAAGGGATGAGTTTGGCCATAAGAATATGGGTGCCATAGGTGGTGGTCTTACCTACAGCTTTACCCCAACAAGTTTGGGTACTGTAGAGACTGTTCAGTGTGCCTGTGGTGCAAAGTTGTGCCTAACACACTTTGAGGATTGGTAATATGTCCAGAATAGTGCTAGTAACCGTTATCGATGAAGAAACCGGCAAGCTTGTTACATCCCACGGATATAATGAGAATACATTTGAGAATATTATTACATCACAAGACCACCCTTCTATACTCGGTGGATACTTTGACGGTGATATAGGTGAATGGGTGATACCAGATGGTGGTTGACACTCCGCTATGCCTAATGATATAATGTAATAAATCAACTTGTGAGGTAAAATGTATATAAACAGTTATTACGACAGTAAAAACTCTCTCATGCATCTTTGGGAGTATAAAGAGGATGAGAAAGTCCATAACACCTATGATTGGGTGCCATTCGTCTTTACCCCTGTGGATGAACCAACCGGTATCAAATCGATATACGGTGAGCATGTTATGCGCCGGGACTTCGATACATACCGAGAGTATAACGACTATCTCAAAGAGAATAGTGACCTCTATGAGAACAAGGTGCCCCCGCAAATCCAGTTTAATGCCGAGCACTTCAACTTGGATGACCCGGAACTTCCTAAACTTCATATTGCATTCCTGGATATAGAAACCCCCTACGAGTTTGGGTTCCCGAAGGTTGTGGATACCCCGGCCCCCGTGGTTCTTATCTCTGTTATTGACGAGACCGGGAAACTCACGTTATTCGGCCTCCACGAATATAATGGCCAACACAAAGACAAATGTGATTATATCAAGTGTCGGGATGAAGTAGAACTACTCAATGTATTCTTTAGTTGGATGCACAGGGAGCAGTTTGATGTGTATACCGGCTGGAATATCCTATCTGACAGCAAAACCAATAGATATGGGGGCTTTGATATACCTTATCTCATTCGTCGCAGTATCAAGTTATGTGGTGAGAAAGGTTCCAACCACCAGAAACTATCCCCCATCCAGATTGTCAGGATTTGGGAAACCTCCGTTGATGATGTATACAACGTTGACATTGCTGGGGTATCCATCATTGACTACCTGGGACTATACAAATGGTTCACCACCAAAAACCTCGAAAGGTTCACTCTTGACTACATTGCCGAAGAGGAACTAAGCAGGGGCAAGGTTGACCACAAGCAGTTTGATACCTTTTGGGAGTTCTATACCAGTGATTGGGAACTGTTTGTTGATTACTGTGTAGAGGATAGTAACCTTGTCAGGGATATAGACATAAAGACAGGGTATATGAGCCTTGCACAGACATTATCTTGCTACTGTTGCTGCCCAATGAAGAACTATAATGCATCCGTCCCACTTATTGAGGGTTTGATGCTGAAATATTATCGAAAGAATGGTTTGTGTGCCCCGTATCTCGCGGGTGGCACTCAGTCCTGGTTCCCTGCGGCGTATGTGAAAGAACCGTATATCGGGATGCACAGTGACGTTGCGGACTTGGATATCACATCCAGTTACCCAACCCACATGATTATCCTGAATATGTCGGTAGAGACATACTGGGGCCGTATAGTGGGGTTCTGTAGCAACGATGTCCAGATGTATAAGTCAGGTAAGGGCATCCATGAACCGTTGCATGACGGCCGCCCTATATACGATTTGAACGTGAAGTATACCAGGGCACGGGAGTTCCCGGAGTTCCAGATACTCAAAGAAACCGGGTTCAAGGTGGTTGCTGGTGAAAAACTTGATAAGTTCAACCGATTACTGAAGGCGGGTGGGTTATCGGTAGCCCCCAATGGGGCTGTGTTTCTCAACAAGCCCAAAGGGACACTGGCAACCGTTGTTCAACAGGCATTCAATGAAAGGGTAAAACAGAAGGGTTTGAAGGGTAAATACAAACAGTTATCCATTGATGAACCAGAGAATGCCGCTAAATGGAAGGAAATGTCCCAAAATCGGCATGTTCTGCAGTGGGCAATCAAGATTTTGATTAACAGTGCCTATGGTATTCTGGCAGTTCCATATTGTAGAATGTTCAATCCCCACATTGCCGAGGCGGTAACATCATCCGCCAGACACACAATCAAACAGGGGCAGGTGTTCGTTAACGATTTACTAAATGACCCAAATGATGAAGTAAAGGGGATATTAGAAGAGGTTAGGAGGATAACCGCATAAATGGATACAATAGAGCCAGTAAAAACTATAAGTTTGAGAGATTATGAGGCATTACCATTTGTATATGACGATGAGGGTAATATTAATAATCTAACCCTGAAGAATGGTGATTTTTACCGAATGCGGGATAACGGACAACTTGTGGATATCGGTAGTAGAGTGTCCGTATATAAGGTTATCCGGATTACCCCGAACGGGGATGAGAGTATGATGGTAACTTTAACTATTGAGTAGTTTATATAAGTATATCTATACAAACCAACGGAGGAAGTTATGGATATACTTGATAAAATAGAAATGCTCATTGAGGATGTTTCTGGTCTAAACAGGAGCAAGGAAGAAGAATCCAAGTTAAAAATAATGGACTTCTTGAAGGATAACCCAGCACCCCAGGATGAAGAAATACATAAAATGGCCGAGGATTTGGGTATTGATGTCCCAGTATTCGAATCTATAGTATATAAGGTGTTAGGTTCGTTTGCAGGCCACGGCAGAGCCAAAAGAAAAGGGTTCGAAGAGAAGGATGCTGACCCGGAAGAATTGAGATTGGGCACCAGGATAGAATCGGAACACACCAACTGGACCCCTATGGCGAAACGCATCGCATTAGATCATTTATCAGAAATACCCGACTATTATACCAGACTTATCAAAATGGAAAAGGAAGCTGGGATCGAAGATTGACAGTATATGAGTAATGTAGTATAATAAGTTAAAATGTAAAGGAAAATGTGTAATGACACAACATGACTACATAAGTTATAGTGATACTGACTCACTCTTCTGCCGCTTCGGATTCTTTCTTGAGAATCAGGGTGTAGATATGGTGAAGTGGAACGCTCTACCACAAAGTGAGAGAGTTAGAATACTCATTCAACTGAGCAAATCAGTTGAGAGGGTTGTAAATGATAGATCATTCAATGAGTTACAAATAGAGGATTATAACTCATTTGTAAAAAGGGGTGACTTCAGCATAAAGTTTAAACAGGAGATCATTTGTAGTAACATTCTACATCTTGGTCCCAAGATGTATGCCTATCATACTATCAACAACGAAGGCTTTGATTGTGATAAGATTGAAGCCAAGGGTGTGGAAATCGTTAGAAGTACATCCCCAAAGGTATTTCGGGTGGCCCTCAAGAGTTTACTAGAACACTTATTGAAAGGTAAGGATGATGTATTTCTAAATGACTTGGTAGAGGAACATAAGAAGAAGTTTTATAGTGCCAAACCAGAAGAGATAAGTATAAACACTGGGATAAACAATATATCCCAATATATAAATGAGGACTTCTCTTATAAAAAAGGCTCACCATATCATATAAAAGGTGTTGCTAACTATCATTATTTGTTAAAGTTTTTGGAAATAGAGAACAAATATGAACATATAAAAGAAGGTGATAAATGCAGGGTGGTGTATCTAAGAAAGAATAGATTTGGATTTGATGTAGTTACCTATTATAGATGGCCGGAAGAGTTTGCAAAAAACAACATACTAGTGGATTACCAAACTATGATTGACAAATATTTTATTGCCAAGGCTCACATACTTCTCGACCCTATTAATAGAAATAGCATACTTAATGATAAATCTGTAATGGATATGTTCTTTTAGGAGAGGAAATGGCAAAGGCTTGTTTGTATCATGGAAGTGATCTTGATGGTATATGTAGTGCCGCTATTATAAAATCGGTGAGTTTTGAGACTAAGTTGTTTCCTATGGAGTACGGGGGAAAGACCGACATTAGTGAAATAATTAAGTTCGATGATGTGACTGTTGTGGATTTCGTTCTCCAACCATTTGACAATATGAAGGATCTTAGTGAATCCACCGATCTAACCTGGATTGACCATCATGAAACCGCAATAATGGACTATGATGAATATATTAACCAGGGAGCTATAAAGGAAATAAAAGGTTCTCGTAACATTAAGAAGTCGGCCTGTGAGTTAACATGGGAATACATATACCCTCATACTCCAGTACCATACTCTGTATGGTTATTGGGAAGATATGATGTGTGGCAACATCACGAATCATCCAGTATATTACCATTCCAGTACGGAATGAAACTTAACTACGAACCACCAGAAAACACCAAGTTTTGGGATAGTATATTCAATGCCAAAAGAGATGGTGATAAAATACAAACCATTATCCGTCAAGGCAAGACGATAATGAAGTATAGAGAGAGGTTAAACAGAAAGATATGCGAAATGCAATCATTCAAAAGTTCTCTCATGGGGTATAGTTGTATATGTCTGAATAGAGCATTATGCGGGTCTTCTGTATTTGATAGTGTGGGTAATATAGAAGATTATGATATAATGGTCATTTTTTATGTATGTGCAAAGGGTGCATGGAATGTTTCTATGTATACCAGCAAACCTGATGTTAATGTTGGCAAGATAGCTCAACTATTTGGTGGAGGTGGTCATGCCAGTGCAGCAGGCTTTAGATGCACGTTGTTGCCTTTTGAAGTTTCTACTTAGTCTTATAATATTCTTGTTGCTCATGGCCCCAGTGGTGGTGATGGCCAATTACTCAGAAACCGAGTGGTTGGCCCGAAACATATACCACGAAGCGAGAGGTGAAGGGTTACATGGAATAATGGTAGTAGCGATAGTCACCATCAATAGGGTAGAGAGTGGAATATACCCAAATACAGTCAAAGGTGTAGTAACTCAGCGTGACCAGTTTTCCTGGTATCATAACAAAAAAATCAAGGCTATAAAAAAAGACGATAACTATCATCTATGCCTTGCTGTATCAAAGTCCGTAATAAAATTATGGAAGTCAAAAAAATTTAAAGCTTTTGCTAGACAATCGGGCTTAAATGGAGTATTATGGTATCATAACACTAAAGAAAAGCCAAAATGGTCTCGTAGTAAGATTAGAGTTGCGAAAGTTGGAAAACATCTATTATATAAGGATGCATGATGAATAAAGAAGATGTGAAGAAACTGTTAGAAGAAAACTTTGCCTATCTTGGTGGTTTCTCTGTCAAAGAATACACCCTGTACCGTAAATGGGTGGATATGCAGCAAAAATATCCAGTGTCACAAACAAGTCAAAACGATTTCTTTGATGAACCATGTGATAGTTACCCCATACTAAAATCAATAAAATCCAATATATGGGTGCCTGGGTCTCCCGACGATTATCTCAAGTTAGAACCAGTGATGATACTGGCCTCGGATAAACCAACATCCAATACCTGGAATCTATTGAGGGATATGTGCCACTCTGCTGTTTGGCATGCATCCCCTGGTAGGTTGTTGAGGTATTATGTTATAGACAAACCGACTGGTAAGTTCCTGGGCTTCATATCCATTGGTAGTGACTTTATTGGTGTTGGTGGCCGTGATGCTCATATCGGTTGGACTATGGATAATCGCATGAAAGGTGGCCGCCTAAAGAGCACTGCTATGGGTAGTTCCATTGCGGCGGTTCAACCATTCGGTTTCAACTACAATGGTGGCAAACTCATTGCCATGCTAGTTGCCAGTGAGACTGTAGAGAACGATTGGAACAACAGATACAAGGAACCACTGGCCGGCCTAACCACCACATCCCTGTATGGTGGGGCATCAATGTATAACCGGTTATCATATTGGCGTAAGTGTAAATCCACCATGGGTAACATATCCATTGAGCCCAGTGAGGATGTCTATGAAACCATCAAGACTTGGTTTATGGATAACTACTTTGATGAGTATAAGAGAGTTACAAAACCAAAGACTGATACTCCATCAGGTATCGGGTGCCACACCAAATCCAGCATATTGGGTAGTGTGTGTAGACTAACCGGTATCAAGCCTCCTGTCAACAATGCCCCAAGGGGTGTATACTGGAATGAGTTGTTTGAGAATACCAAAGACTTCTTGTGCTGTAGAACAGATACATTAGGTGCCAAGAAATATGATAATAGTATTGCGGCACTCACCCAGTTGTGGAAGGATAAATATGCCAGTAAGAGAGTTGAAAATGTGACCAAGGATAACCGATGGTCTAACGATATCCTATTCTATGAGGATATGATATACGAACCATGGGAGACAATCAAAAATAAATATCTGTGTATGGAGGAATAAAATGGAAAGAGCGTGGAGTGGTGATTCTTTTGAAAGAAAAATGTGTGAAAAGTATGACTATAAAGAGCACAAAACGGGGATTGGGTTTTATGATAGCAAAGTAGAGGGTGTTAGAAACATCCCAGAGATATACAAAAAATATGAAAAAGATCTCACAAATCTTAAAGTTACGGGAGATATCGATACTCCTAAATGTGATGCTATAGATAAAGATGGATTTTTTATAGAGCTCAAAAATTGTTCTAAAAATTCTGTAATATCACCAAAAGGTATAATGCTTTGTGAGCCTCACAGCAAAATAGCTAATGTATCAACAGAACTATGCTTAGACAGGGTATGGGGAGAGGGAGAGGGGATGAAAAGATGGAATGATGCAACACTAAGGTTGTTTGATCTTATGACATCCGATTATTGGAGTCTTATTAAATGGAATCTTCAAACCAGATTATGCTCTATCCAGGTTAAAGATGATGAATATGGTGAATTTAATTTATTTTTACCAGAACATTTAGAATTATTCTGGAATCTTTCATTATATACCGAATATTATAGAATACTATTGATGGTAAGGGTTAGGGAATGTTGTCATTTTTTTTATAGATAAAAGAGGTATTTGGATGAATAACGGGATAGATAAACTTCACGCAACAGAAATAACGGCGAGGCAAGAAACATTGTTCGCTGTGGGGTTTGCTATGCACCAATATATTGGGACGAGCATAACCTCAAGAGATATACTTGACGAACAACTATTTAAGATTGTATATAATATGTATGTTAGATCGGATAAAGTATGGTTGCATACATATGAATTAGCCGAAGATAAACCGCACTGGGTGGATAGTGTGGTCGCTAGTGTTAATAAATTGAGGAAACATCCATATCTTAGGAGTGGAAAATTTACTATATTTCGTGGTATGGATATCATGGAAAAAATATATAAGAAAAAGGGTGACCTAATTAAAAAAGATGATAATATCCCTAAAATTAATAACGACAAATGGAACCCAGGAGATGTGTGGTTGCTAAGAAAAGGCGGTGTTAACAAAATACCAAAATTTAAGTCACTGGATGAATATAACTTATGGATTAAACATAATCTAATAGCGGGAAGACTTGTTAGTGTATCTCTTAAACAAAGTTCTAATCCTAGAGTGTTTTATATATCAAAAAATGCTAATATTAAAATATATACTTTTGGAGGGGTAAAATCTCAAGAGTCTCCATTTAATACCGGCATAACATTACTCCTAAATGGAAAACACGGAATATCCAATAAATCTTTAGGAATCCGTTCTTTCGATGTAAACTCTGGAGATTTTGGAAGCCCTATTACATCAGAATTGGATATAAGGGGTAGTGAGGCGAGACATGGAAAATCGTCATTATCTGATATTATAATCACTTATGATATAACGATGACAAACCCCACTGTAATTCAAAAAAATAAAGAAACTGAAAATGTTAAGTATATAGGTGAGTTATATAATAAGTTATTTAGCTCGCCTATAGCATACAAAAAACTTCTTGCTGTTTGGGATACCAGAAAAAATAAAGGGAAAGAGATAAAAAATTATACGGGATTTTTTAAAAGTATTATTCACAGTCTCGAATTTGGTATATATCTTAAATACCATCCTAATCCTGCGGATGAAATTGTGATGAAGCTTATTAGAGACGCCTCATCACAAGGATACTGGTCAAGTGACTTTTTGAAAATAATGTAACCTACATCACCTCTGCCAGTGTTTTTTCCATTGGAACAGGCCCAAATGGTTTCGTTCCTTCTATAATGAATGTGGGGGTTGATGAACTATTTGTTCCTGTGCGCAACATAACATACTCTCTACCTCTCTCATCAACATCCTCTAACATGTATATTGTGATGGTATATGACCCAGAGCCTTTATTCATTCTAACACCCATAACATCTATAGATGGTAGACTTTCCCTTTTTGCCATAGACACTTCCAGGGTTCCCATATAATGCCAAGATTTCTTACCAAAGTATCCATAAACTTTCCATAACGGTAGTTTAGTTCCACCAAAATACATCTCACCAACCATGCGAGAGACATTCTTTTGGAGATTATTGGCATCACTAACCATTTCTTGGATAGCTTTGACTGTTAGGTAGTTGGATACAAGATGAAAAGCATCTTCTGGTGTCTTTACCGAAAAAGATCCAACGGTATCAGCCTTTACTGGGATGGGCGTGGATCTAACCATCTCTTGAAGTTTTTTGATCTCATTATTAACAAGACTTGTGGCTCTGGCAGGATTTTTGATAACACTAACAACAAGTGCTTCATTACCAGAAGTCAATGCTTTACCACTTCCTGACATCATCTCCTCGTTAATCCCCATACCTTTTTCAAATTGAGAAAGATGTTTTTTATCAATCTTCCCAAACATATGAACCAACTTTTGAAATACACCACGGACAAGTGATGTTATATGGCTTACAAACGATTTTATTTTATCCCAAATAATCCCTTCGCTTGTTAGTGTTGGTTGCTCCGGGTCGTTAGTAAACATATTAACAACGTCACTTGTTTTATCAATATCATACAAACCCTTAACCATTGTGGTGATCTTACCCAACTGAGCCTCGGCCGCATTCTTTTTAAGGGATACCTGAATGAACACAATACCATCCGGTGTTTCTACATACTTTAGGCTTTTGTCTGCGTTAGTGCCAGCAGTCATACCTTTTAGTGTATCGTGGTGATTGTGGGTTGATATTATAATATCGGCGGTATTATCTTTGGTGAATGGTATCTTACCAAAGATCTCTTTCTCTTTTTTATAATAATTTTGAATATTATTGTGAATGAAGTATGGCTTTGTTTTGATAATCTTGTCAACGACTTCACGCATGAAGTCATTCATACCGATAACAAGATTAAATAGTACATTAACCTTTCTTGGGTTGTCTATTGTGATATTGTGTATGTAACTGACACCTGATTTATTCCAATCGTATGGGCCAGAACCACAAACATCTTGAACTCTTTTTAGCAGATTTGATACCTCTTCTAAGGGTTCATCCTTCTTATGCTTGGTATTAACAAACTTTTTCAGTTCGTTTGATAATGCATCACCACATATAACACCAATACATGACGCCGTTTCCATAAAGTTAGTGAGTTCCTTATCAGACGACTCACTTATAAACCCTTTAAATCTCATTACTTACCTATGATGTTATACTTCACCCAGGCATTAACAGCCTTGGTCATAGCTTTTAGAAGCTCTCGTTCTGTAGCAGTCTCTACATCATTGGTCTCTGCCTGTGGGATAACATCAGCAACAGTGGCCCAGAAGGCCATGCTTGCTTGTTCAATAGCATCATTTATTTGTGATGGTGTGACCTTTTTCTCGGTCATCAAGTATTGTTTAGCCATGCGCATTAAAACTCCTCCTTGCTGGTCAGCTTCTTATCCTTCATCATCTTCAGGATTTCAACCGATATATCGTTCATCAAGTCTTTGGTATCCTTGACAAAACTCAACCCACTGATGTTTGTGATACTCTTATGTCCACCACTGGAAGCCATGATAACATCCCAGGCACTTACATATACCTTGGCAAGTATTTGCTTTTGTTTGAATGACATACTGGCATATGGTCGGTTTGCGATGTCTTTTATCATATTAGGCCATGCATCATCTTTGCTCTCCATACCCTTGATTTTATCACTAAACAATGCAAAGAAATCTGCCCAGTTGAAACCAACGGCACCCTCAATCTTCTTCTTAGCGATATCTCTCTCAAATTCCCACATTACCCTATCAAGGCCAACCTTCTCACCCTCAAGTCTTGATTTAAACTTTGGCATAACGGTCTTCATTACCAAATCACCAAGATGATGGTCATTCTTCAGTTTGGAGAATGGGTTACCTGACACTTGGATCATACCCATGGGCCACTGTGTAATAAGATAATGCGCATCTGGCCATAGCCCAAAGATAGTGTATCGGTCATACTGATTGCCTTTACCCATGAACCCCGCACCCTTCTGGAATACAGTGTTCCCAAACATAAAGGATTGACCATTACCCATACTTGGAATATCTTTAGGCTCACCGGCATCCATAACCTTTCCAGCTCTTTGAGCCTTGTATGTCTCGGTTCCGGCCTCAATCTCTTCAGGGGACTTATACCCTGCAGATTTGGCAAGAGCTACTATAGTGTGAAACATAGACAATAGAGATGGTTTTGCAGTCATTACCAACTTTGACAAAAAGTCTGGTTTACCCTTATATGTCAATGCCAACTTATTTACCACAAGACCCATCATTTGACGATTTTTGGAGACATCCAAGTCTTTGTCAAGTTTGAATGTGGCCCTCATAATGTCATCAGGCACCAGGTCATGTTTAGCAAAATCAGCATTATCAACCATTGATATAAGGTCTATATCGGACTGACTGAATATGTTAGATGTGGATATAACATTGGAAATAAACTCAGCATTCGATGGAGTTTTAACAAACGATGTGGATGTTCCAGTCTCGACACCAACTTGTTTATCGTGATGGTCTGTATGAATTTGCATAATGGTTTTACCATGGGCAAAATCTACCAATACATTCATGACACCTGGGGCCGTCTTTTTAACAGTATACTCAGCACCACCATACTGGATTGGTTCGGCATCAATAACCTTAACACCATTATCCTCAAGATACTTCTTGATTGATATGGCAGAGGTGACACCATCAAGATCCATATGAAAGAATACCTTAGCGGTCTTGTATTGTTTGGCAAGTTCTCTCATATTCTGGATACCAGACTCAACAACCAATCCCTGCTTTTCCCATATCCCTATTTTATCTAATATATCCATATTACCTCTATTATACCGCCAATAGTAGCAGCACTATTTTTACCGTAAAGAACGCAACAAAACTTATAACAGCCACGGCGGCCGATACTTTTGCTGGTAGTGATTCGAACCATTTTTCTTGTTTATTGCTTTTCTCTGTAATAATGGCACTTTGTGTTATACTCTCAACATCACCTTTGGTAAGCATAGCTTTATCCATTATTCTGATATTGCTGGTTAGTGTAGTAATGTTGTTATTTATATCTGAAACTGCTCTACTCATGGTGGTGGAGTTGTCTGACATCGACTTTATAATAGATTTTAGGTCACCAATATCGGAGGTATTTTTATTTACTAATACCTTTACCTCCTGGTGGTCCAAATCTCTATGAGTTTGTACCCCTATATAGGAACGGACCTCTATTATAAATTCATTTAGAGTTTTTTGTAGGTCACTAAATGACTGTCGTGTTTTTTCTTCCAATTTCTCTAACCGTTTGGTATTGGTGAATGCCTCGTTCTCTACAAGAAAATGCATATCGCATTTCTCCCCGGCACTACTCTTACAAAATGAGTGAAACTCAGAATCTCTATCAGACATTGTGTGTTATATCATGGATACTAGAACAGGCAGTAGGTACTTGTAAGCTACACTGCCCAAGGTAATTATTATCCCAAGAGTCACATTTATGTCTTCTGTGCTAGGATTGTCAAGTATTCCCCTAACCTGCTTATCGTATTGTAAAGCCTGGGCATCGAAGTTTTTCAACTGTACCCATTGATATTTAGTAAAACCATCTTCGTGATTTACCAAGATCTCTCTGGCTTGTGTGTAACCAATATATGCAAGCTCATACATTTGCTTCAACTCTTTAGGTGTTATGACGTTCTTTGGGTTCTCCATAACATTCTCAATTCTTGCGGCGGCTTCACTAAATGCAAAATGGACATCCATAAGTTGTTTCCACTCATCCAGTGTGAACTTCTGCTGATTGGCTGTGATAAGTGTATACACCTTCTCATATTGTGATTTTATAAGGGCAGACTCAACTTTGATGTTTACTACACCAGCCGCATACTCAGCACCCTCCTTGGTAAGCAAAGAACATCCAGAAATAGATGAAGATATCAATATCACCAACATACACACAAAAATAACAATTTTTTTCATTACATCACCTTTGGGTTATTCTACCTTGAAAGCCAACCAATCAGAAGATTTGGTCTCGCCGGTAATTTTTAAATCTGTACCTTTAAGAAATTCCGCCACAGTTCCTTTATACTCTTGATGAACTTCTGGGGTAATCTTGTTTTTTATTACATCATTACCCTGACGATATATGACAAGAGGGGTTTTCTCACCCTTATCAAAACGGTCAAAGCTGATCTGATACATGTTACCATCCTTGATCTTGGGGGTTATTTCAGCAACCAATGCGTCAATCTCCTCCTTTGTCCTACCCTTTATCTTTTTAATCATTGATGCGGCCAATGGGGTGAGTTTGATGCCCGCCTTTGCTTCCCCTAAAAGAAACATGTCAATCTTCTCAAATAGCAACATACACATACTCCTTGTTTATATAGAACTTTCGAACCTTACCGATTCTTTAAAATGATCCCACTTCTCTTGACCAATCCTCTTCTTTATATCTTCTGGATGATGGTAACCATACTCCTTAAAGAAGTGAAATATCGGGTCTCGGTTATCTTTACGGTCCATAAGGGCACAATAACCGTGGGTGGATGCGAGCATCACCTCATTTCCGGACTCAACAGCTCCTTGAACATCACCTTTGTTATAGGTATTTATAAGATCTCTTACACCGGCCTCTATCTCGGCCTCAACTTCTTTTACCCTGATGGACATATACTCTTTCTCGTATTTACTGGAGTTTTTGTCAGTAAACTCATCAAGGCTTATATCTGGAGACCATACGAGGTTTCCCGGAAACAGTGAGCCATACCTACTATGCAACATATCTTTGACTTTCTCTTTACTAAAACCCTTTATAAATATATCTCTCTTAGTTCCTTTTTTAACACCCATCTTTACTAACTCTTCGGCATCGTAATGTTCAAATGTATATGTCCAGACACCACCCTTGGTATCCTCACCATAATACTTCTCATACTCTTCTTCTGCCTTATTCTCAACGAAACTATCAAACTCATAACTATCGTCACTATATTCCAGCATACTCTCTATATCATCATCAAAACTAAAATTATGATCGGAGACACCCAAAGCGTCGGAATATATATGCTTTATATGGATATATAAGTCATTTATGTCATCACTCCATATGACAGTATATGGGCCTTTAGGAAATATAATATACACATCACCATAACTTTGGGCTTGACCACGACTACCGGAGGTGAATAGAGCATTGGATCTGGCCCTCACACCAAATTTCTTATAAAACTTATCATCCAGATCACTATGCATCCAACCTGGGGTGTCTTTGGGCTCTCTGTTGGCACGGATAGTGGTCTCAAAAAAATCTGCATCATTACCACTCCTACCGGAGTATAGTTGCTCATCTGGGAAATGTTTATCAAATCCCCTATCCTTAAGGTATGGCATACAAGTGCGTAAAAGGGTATCTACCACCTCGGCATGGTCATATTCATCATATGACTCGTTTATAAAGTTTGTTAGTCTCATTTCTTTAGGTCTGATATGTCTATGGAAGCCAGGGTGGCCTTTGATAATCTATTGCGTAGTGTTTGTTGGGACATATGTAAAGTGTTAGGGAAATCCTTGATATCCAAGCCAACCATAGCACTATTAAACATATGCTGTGTTGGTTTCTTGGCACCATGAACCTCCATATATCTCAAAATAAACGGAAGGTAGTCGTATCTCACACCAGTATATGACCAACCAGATAACATAATCTCATTCTTGGATAATATGGCTTCCTTGAGATGACCCTCTTTATATCTTTCCCTTATTAATTCTTTGATTTCATACTCAGAGTTTCCCATCTCTTCTTCGGCCTGAGTTCTGGCTATATCATAAACCTCATCTTCTAAACGAGAATCAACAAAATCATCAAGTGCCATCATATAGTCATCCTCACTCTCAAAATCATCTTTACTGTTGTCACTCTCAAAAGAGGCTGCAAGGTTATCCCTGGCCTCATCATGATAAAAAGAACCACCATTAATAAGATCATTAATAACATCCTCCAAACTCTCACCCAAATGACGATATTCACCGGAATCCACTATATCGGAGTATAAGTCCTCTATTGAAGGGGACCATATGATTTTGTAATCTGTTCCGTTAGGAAATATAGTATATACCTTGTTACCATACGAGTCCGCTGTTCTATATAAACCAGTGACAAATATACTTGCAGATCTGGCCCTAACATGAAATATACTATCAAATATATCGTCTAGTATTTCGTGTGCTGCGTAGTTAGTATCTTTGGGGTATCTGTTAGTTCTTATTTGTTTGACTATTATGGTATCCTCACTGTTTCTCCCGCTGAGAAGCATTGGGGTCTTGAGGTTGATATGGTGAAACTCTCTAATGAGTTCCTGGATGTATGGTAATGATCGGTTATACACCTCTGAAACCACTACATATGGATCTATATTTGATGACTCTGTGATAAAGTTGTCTAATCTCATTATTGTTTCCTTCTGACCTCATAGAACCATTCCTTGAAAATCTCCATGGTCGGCATGTTATTACCCATATACTTGAAAAATGTATCAAATGTAGCATGCCACCTGGAATGCTCAACAGCGTAGTAACTCTTACAGTTTATCATTATTTCATGACCACTGGCAAGAGCGGCATTAAAGTTGCCCTTGCTATAGGTATCCACAACACTTTGTAGATATTCGGCATATCTTTCTTTTGCTATCACTTTTATATAGTTCTCTTTATCCGTCCCTTTAACTTCATTAGCAACCTCATCAGTAAGGTAATCAAGAAGACCGTTATATCTCTTCATTTCTTGATAGTTTGCCCTTTTTAGGATATGGACATAGAGATCATATATTGATGGACTCCAAAGGTATTTGAAACTTCCTTTAGGGAATATGAGATATATCTTACCATAATGGGATACTACATCCACCTTGGTATTAGTGAACAGGCTGCTGGATCTGGCAGGATACCCGAATTTCAGTTGAAATAAAGCATCGAGATCATTGTGTATTTCGGAGTTCATATCCACTGGTTTTCGGTTAGCCCTGACATCCTTTTCAAACCACGAATAGTCACTCTTTCTGCCACTCACCAAAAACTTTGGGCTTGGGGATTGTATCTCTTTGAGATATGGCCCACAATCCCTTATTATCACAGACATAAACCGCTCTGCTATCTCATATGTGGTGTCTATGACGCTGGCCTCGTATAATCTACCCATTATTGCTCACCATTGTATGCAATAATATACCTAATCTCATCCTTGGACATATTATAGTTGTTTTTATAGTGCTTAAAAAAGTCTCTCAACTCGTTATTATATAAATGCCATTTGATTGCATAGTAACTCTTGCAGTTAAGCATGATTTCACTATGAGAACCAATAGCGTGCATAATCTTATCATCTCTATATTCACCCACTATGCCATTGATATACTTGTGATATTCTTCGTGTACCTTCTCTTTTATTTGCTCTGGTGTCAATGGAACTTTGTTATATTTATTGGAGTATGTGGTATTATCAAGAAATATCTTAAATATACCATTCTCATGCTTTGCACTGGTGCTCATCCCGGTGGTCATATCACTAAGTCTGAGATACAAGTCACCTATACTGCGGCTCCAGATAATCTTAAACGGACCTTTTGGGAATATAGTATATGCCGTTCCATAGTCTGTGGCATCATTCAAATATCCAGTGCAAAATAAACCATTTGATCGTGGTTTCCAACCGAACTTCTTATTGAATGCCTCATCAAGATCTTTATGCAGTTCTATGAATGTATCTGTTGGTCTTCTGTCAGTCCTGACATCCTTCTCAAACCAGGGATCTTCGGTCTTTCTCCCAGAATACAAGAATTGGGGTGGCTTTACAGTTCCCAACTCTTTGAGAAATGGCTGGCAATCACCTATTACAGAATACAGGACATCAACCAACTTATCCAGATTACTCTCTTCATTTATGCGTTGTTTTAGTCTCATTTCTTTCTACCTTTATACCATATATCCAAGTCATCACTATCAGGCCAGGTACCATGAAATTTTATAAAAAACTCCTTGAGCATTAAATGCCATTTATTATACCTAACAGCATAATATGTTTGGCAGTTTATCATTATCTCTTTGTGTGAGTTAATAGCTTCTTTTAATCCCGTTGATTTGTATGTTTTTACTATGGTGGTGACAAACTCATTGTACTCTTTGGTTACCTTGCCAACAAAATCACCATCGGGTTGATGCTCTCCAGAGCTCTCTAACTTGTTATAGATGAACTGATACAGAACATTACCTGTATGTGCCCCACTGAATGACTTCGCCTGTCTCTGTATATATATGTATAAATCGGATACTTCTTGGCTCCAAAGTATCTTATATTGACCCTTTGGAAATATCATAAATGTGTTACCATATTCATATGCACTGGACTCATCACCGGTACAGAACAGACCATTTGACCTTGGACGCCAGCCAAACTGTTTATTAAACTCATTATCAAAATCGGTATGGATATCGGGAGATAGATCTTTAGGTTTCCTATCACTCCTAACACTTTGCTCAAACCAATCGGTGTCTCTCTTGCGTCCAGAATACAGGAACTTGGGGTTATGCAAATCCAAATCCCTGAGAAATGGTTGACAGTCACGAAGTATGTTGGTCATGAATAGGGTGAGGGTGGTTTGCTCTAATGACTCTCTTTTGCTTAAACCATCCCATGGCTCTTGCTCATTTATATGACGCTTCAATCTCATTTAACCACCCTCTGTTTCACTGCATCCCACTTACTCCAGCCACCCGCCATCACAAAATAGTATTTGTCACAGTCAATCCACATCTCATACCCATGATCATACGCATAGTTGAAGTCCTTATTGGTGGTGAAGAAATCCTCAAATGGCATCTTTAACTTATCTAATATAGCATCACTTACGATATACTCACCGTTAGTGGTTAATTTCCACGCATATAAGGTATTATGTTGCCAACCAGCATCACCATCCATATTCATATCCTGGGACCAAAACCAAGTGTATTTGGTGATAGGGTCTAATGGGAATATATAGTATGGTTCACCAAATATGTCTATATGATCACTATCTGAGGTACACATAACCGATTGGTCACGCCTTGCATGCCCATTCTTCTGGAGCCAGGCATTCAGGTAATCCGCCTCTTCCTTTGACATACCATAGGGATATCGGTCTTTCCTGACATCCTTGATACCAGTGTGTGGTTGGGATTCCATACCACGAAACAATGGTTTTCTGTGACCCAGAAGCTTGAGGTATTGTTTGCAGTTCTTATGAATGAGAGAATTTATACTATTAAGATCTATCTCTTCCACACCCTCTATTATATGTCGTTTTAGTCTCATCCTATCAGCCTTTTGTTATTTCCAGCAAACAACCATTCATACGATACGAGATAACTATCACTATCAGTCCATACTTCACGCTCGTTAATGGGCACTCTGCTAATATCTGTCTCTATTTTAAATCCATTATCTTCGGGGTCAAATAGGTATTCTAACAAATCCATGAAGTTTCCATACCTGTCATATTCGGATAACCACGAAAGTGTAGATATGTGATTTTCTTGTGTATTTTGTAATACCATATCAATCTTTTTACACATCAACTCTAAATCTTCATATTTCCTCAAATAGTCTATATTAAAATCTATATCCAGATTATGTAAAAATCTTTCAAGAGTATTATTAAACCCATTGAGTGATATTTTTATATGGGCATCAAAGGACTCCCACATATCATATGTCGGGCATACACCAAACTTATAACCATCTTTAGGGAATACAACAAACACTTCACCATATCCCTGTGTGCCACCAGAGCTTGATGTGCATATGATAGATTTGGAACGTTTGGGGTATTTGGCCCATTTTTTGCTGTGGTCAATCAACAAAGTGTAGGTGTTGTAGGTGTTTGCGGATACTCTGGTATGCTCCCCAGGCTTTACAATATAGGCATTACCATCCATATGCACACCACGGTATATTCTTCGGCCCACTTTATGGCTTTCCAGGGCATCCTTGCAATGAGATTTTATACCATCAATAGCCTCATCTTCTGATATATGAGTGGATCTCTCTCTTTCCTCAACTATTAGTTTGTTTAGTCTCATGATATCAACATTCTCTTATTATCAACATACTCGTTAAACCATTCATACGATACGAGATAACTATCACTATCAGTCCATACTTCACGCTCACCATCTGGCAAACTATTGATATCCTTTGATGTTTTAAAACCGTTTTGCTCTGGATCAAGTAGCATCTCAAACAACTTTAGGAAACTGCCATTATATCCTCTAAGCCAGTCAAATCTCTCCTCACTCACACCACTCTCATCAAATGCTTTGTCCATCTCTTTCATTAATGATTTCAGATCACTGGGGGTTTTCAACTGCTTGTATATGCTATACTCCATACCCATCTCATCTATTAACTCAGCAACCTCTTCATTAAAGTTATCAAGACGGCCATCTAAAGAACTATAGAAGGATGCCCACATATCCTCGGTTGGACATATACCAAGCGTATAACCATTTTTTGGTAATACAATGAATGTCCTACCGTAGTTATTGGCGTTATTATAATCAGTGGTGCATATGATAGACTTGGAACGTTTAGGATACTTGGCCCATTTGGATGACCCATCAATAACCAGTGTATAGAGATTGTGTGTGTTTGCGGATACTCTATCGGAGCCCGTTGGTTTGATGAATATAAAATCACTCTTACCAACAGAGGCATCACCAACACCCCTGTAAACCTCTTTACCCTTTCTCATGGCACTCAAGGCACTAGAGCACTGTTTCTTAATTGCACTTATGGCTGTTGCTTGATCCAACACCACACCCCTACTCTCTGTTATATGTTGTTTTAATCTCATATCTGTATTTATCCTATTCTGTTTATCCCGAAACTACAAATCCCGAATACACATATACTTATGTATCGGGATTTGTATTACCGGTGGATACAGATAGGGATTATAACAGCCTTTCTGCCTTCTCTGCCAACACTGACCTAACAGTTTTCTTGAAATGTATGGTTGATACTTCAGGCTCTCCTGCCATCTTCACTGAGGCATATGCCAAACCACTTGTTTCAGCATTTATCTTCTTTATCCTATCAATCTGGCCTAAGTCACCAGTGAATATAACCTTACTGTGTTCTCCAAGCCTTGTGATAATGGTCTTCATTTGATGTGGTGTTAGGTTCTGTGCCTCATCTACCAATAGAACATCCTTCACGAATGTCATACCACGAATATAGTCCAGAGGCTCAATCTCTATTTTATTGTTCTCTTTCACCCTATCAATGATCTTTCTATTCTCCTCATTCATTGACGATATATGTGATATTGTTCGGTATATCGGCCTCAACCACGGTGCCATTTTTTCATCTGCACTTCCAGGCAAGAAACCCATCTTATCCTCATCTTCAAGATGAACCATTGGTCTGGTAATCATGATATTTCTGAACAACTTGCGTTGCTCCAACACAGCCGCCAATGCCAGCAATGTCTTACCACTACCCGATCCACCTATCAAGAATGAGCATTTTATCCTGTTATCCAATAGTTGTGCCATAGCAACATATTGCTCCCAGTTCTTACCTGACCCATTCATTGTATAGGGTGTCAGGCCCATCATTGATATATCATTTGGAATGATATGAAACCTATCACCCTTCTTGATTGCAGCAAAGTTTTGTTTCCATTCACTATTCAACTGTGATGGATACCAACCATTCCAATCAGACCAACATATAACACCCTCATTCTCTACATACCCCGACATGTCAGGCAGTGCAAATCTATATTCACCACCAACCAGATCTATACTATCAACAGGAACCTCCACTTCCTTGAGATTTGTATCATCAATCTTTATACTCTCTGATACATAGTCCTCTACCACAATACCCAAATCCCTGGCAAGTATCCTAACAGCAACATCCTTGGATATCAGTTTCACCTCTTTATAGTCAGCATTACCCATAAGGTTATAGGCCAACGCAATGATATGATGGTCGTTCTTACCCTTATCCAAATGATCAAGCTTTGGGTTAGACCAATCTGAACGCTGGATGATACGCATACGGGGATGATTTTCAATATGAAGTTTCTCAATCTTCCGTATGGCCTCACGGCAATCACGGCCTATGTCTCGCTGGGTTTTTAGATTGTCTAACTCTTGGATTACTGAGGTGTGTAGGTATAATATATTGATATCGTTCATCAATATCTCAATAGACTCTGGATCGTGGATTAACACATTAGTGTCAACCACGATAGCTTTTGGCAGGTTCATAAAACTCCTTGGTTTCAAATAGCAATACGGTTATACGTATATTGAATGGATACAAGAATATTATGTTAGGTATGTCTGGTTATATTTCCTCCTTATGGCCTCTCTGACGGTGGCTTCTCATCCTTCTTCACTTCTGGCTTAGGTGGAGTAGTCGGATGTAGTTCTTTATAGATAGCAGCTTGTTTACCTAACTCCTCTCGCCACGAATCCAAGAACTGTTTATTGTCTTTGAATACAAGCATTTGTGTCTGTAACTCTGAAGTAAAGGGAGCACCAAGCAAGGCACTGTATTTGGCAACGGCCTTGGCAGCAGTGGTAACAAAACCATCCCGAATAGCAGCAACTATCTTACCAACTTTGTCCTTTATATCACCCAAAGCAGCCTTTACTTTTTCTTTGTCAGCAGCATCGGCCTCTCTTAGGTATTTACTGATCAGCATTTTTGTCATCCTTTGCATCATCCTTTGGCTTTGGTTTATCTTTCGCACCTGACTTATAAGCATCGTGAGCCTTTGCATACTCAGCAGCAAACTCACTACTACTAACTGCACTATCTAACTTTTCTTTGAACTCTGAGCCATAACGAAATACACCGGCAACGGCAAGTTTGGCAGCACCAGCAATATCTCCTGATTTCACCATATCAGCAACAGCAGCAACCTTCTTGTTTATGTCTGATATAGTACCTTTTATACTGGCACCCGAATCAGAAGAAGAACCGTGATCAGTCAATGACATACCAGCACCAGAAGAGTAACCATAACCACCCACAGCCTCATACATGATATCATTCGTTTGATAGGTGTCACCCTCATAGTCAATAGTGTAGATACCACCATTGACTGATACAACACGGCCCTGTACCTTATCCCCAGAATCATTATAGAAGTATACCAAATCACCCTTCTTGGCAACCTCGTTCATACTCCTAGACTTAGTTTTCAAATATTTCAAATAGTTCATTTTAAATACCTTGAAACAACACCTTCTTTGATACCACTCTTCTTTGGAACTCGCAAACCATCACACAGATGTCGCAAATGAGATAGGTTACTTACAGCAGTCTTTTGTCCACTAGGAGTAGAAAGATACATTACCCTTTCATAATCCTTACCACTATCAAGAATACCATATGATAGAGTGAAGTATACATTAGGCCCAAACACAACCCTGGCAGTAGTATAACCAAGACGTTGATCAGTCTCATACTCTGATCGTGTTATAGTATATACCTTGTTTATTTCCTTTATAGCAAGATCCAATACCTTCTTATTATCATCCATTACCTCTGTGTATATGTAATGGAAATCCCCAATCTTCTTACTCATTTTATTTCTCCTTTTCTATCAATAGGGTTATTATACCCTGACATTTACCTATATATTCTATTATACCATACAGCAAACTATTCAGCAGTATTTATATAAGGGGTTGAAGTTGAGCTTGATTTGAGGGCGGAACATATTGAAACAGTTAGAAAAATAAATGGTGGACTTGAGGGTAGAATGTGGGGGAGAGTGGGGTGTGAATGGAGTTATTTTAGGGGTATTTGATTGATATTTGGGGGAAAAATGGATGTTGGGGTGTTGGGATGGAGCGTGAAATCGCCAGCAAAGCGTTATAAACACTGGCAAAGCGTCGTGGGTATAAAAGACCCCCCTAATGCGTCAAAGCAGAGACACTGGCACCCCCTGACACATACAATCCTCTCCGAGACTATAACTTCCTGAATGTTTCCGGGGATATCCAGGCCCCTGACACTTACATATACCCAAACCTATAACCATGTAGCATCCTGACACACAAATTAGCCCTGACATACTAATATATCCAGTATTCCTGACAAAGCAAAAGAACAGGGGGATTGGAATGGTTAGGGTTGCTTGGCTGGCGGTTTTTAGTGGTTAGGAAACTTCCTTGACCAAACCAAAAATATTTCCCTGACCAAACCAATCCCTAGCATATATAGGGTGTATTTTTCCCTGACCAAACCAATCCCTAGCATATATAGTATAAGTATATCAAAAGAGGTGATAATATGTTGAGAAATGGTAGGTTAGGAAATAAAAATGCCTATAAAGGCGAATACTCCATTGATTATATGCGGGTTGTGATGCTTCGGGATACCCTATCATGGGAAAAGATATCCCAGAAATTGGGAATACCGAGAACTACACTAATGCGAGGACTAAAGCAGTGGATGGAGTATGGTAAGACCCTTGGTTATGAAATAGAGTTATAGTTGATAGGTATAAAAGGGCATTCTACTTTCTAAAATAAGGAATGCCGCATTATCAATGATTTATTGACTTACTCTATTTGGATATAGTATGTAGTGGCGTTTTGAGGGGTCTGAAAGCGAGTGCCCTTTTGCCCTGTTAGGTGCCAAATACCCAAATACTAACGAAATCTTATGTTTAGCGTATATATAAGAGTATGTTAGGCATGGGGTATTGGAGTGGTAAAAGCAGACCTGAAATGATGCAAGCGTTGGTATTCATCAAAGTATTCATTTTGGTAGTTATGCGAAACCCATATCCCCAAAATGGATTTTTGTGCCTATCAAATAGTGTGATATATTGTTTTGTTAGGCATATAGGGAATAATCAATGATATTGATATATTGGGCAATGTGTATCTGGTTATATACAAAGTATAGAATGAGAAACACTTTATATTGGATAGGCGACGAAGGCTACCCTGTTATATACAAAGTGTGAAGGCTACCGATAATAAAGGTCAGGAGGTTACCGCGACCCCAGTGGGCAAGGGTGCCTGACGCGAAGATATAGCGAGGTAAGGGGTAAGGGTTCATTGGTCTGTTAGGTAGTATTTCAACCGGCAGCTCGGTGAGATCATCACACCCCGCCTTAACCTCTCCCCAAAAGGGAGACACCTACAGTATCCCGACCAACATACAACACCTTGACCCTCCCTTCGTTGCACTCCGGTCGGGAAGTCCCTGTCCCTCTGCCAGTGTGTGTTTGCTAGCGGTCACCCTGACCCTCACTCACTCTCCCCGACCACCGCTGGTCCGTTCCTCTTTGGAACCAGCCACTCTCCCCACGCCCTTGAGCAAACCTCTCCGATCCCCATCCTGAAAAAATTTTGTGCCCAATTTTTTGATTGACCTGGGAAAGGGCACGCCACTTCTAACTACTTGATTTCCCAGGGCATTTTCACTTTGCCAGTGAACGCCGATTTCCAAAAAAATTTTTACCCAAATTTTTTGCTATGACCCAAAAGGGTCACCTCTGAAACCCAGTGTTTCCGGGAGCTAAAAAAGATTTCTCAAAGTGTGAATATGTTTACTACCCTAACCATGTATGATATAATAGAAGGATATAAAAAGGAGTAATATATGGGATACGGTATTATATATGGGGCTTATGATAGAGAGAAGGATAAATGGTATATAGGTCAGACTATAAGAACACTAGATAAAAGAAAAAAACAACACTTATCGGATGCCGGAAAAAACGGAAGTAATTCATATTTCCACAATGTAATCAGAAAATATGGTGAGAATATATTTGAGTGGTATGTAATAGATGATACCTGTGAAAATAGAGATGAGTTGAATGAGATGGAGTTCCATTATATTCAACAATATAAGTCATTTGGTAAAAATGGTTATAACCTCACAACTGGTGGTGGTGGTGTAAGTGGTTATATCCATCCTCCTGAAATCAGAAAAAGAATATCTGAGAGTAATAAGGGAAAGGTTCGTACCGAGGAGGTAATACAGAAAATGAGGGAGATTAGTACAGGAAAATTCGCCTCCCCTGAAACCAAACAAAAGATGAGTGAATCACGTATAGGTATCCTGAAAGGTGAAAAACACCCTTTGTTTGGTAAATTTCATTCAGAAGAAAGTAAACAAAAGATGAGTGAATCAAAGATGGGTAGTAAAAATTCTATGTTTGGTAGAACTGGTGAGAAGCATCCTTTGTTTGGTAAATTTGGTGCAGATAATCCCACATCCAAGAGATATAGGATATATTTTCCCTGTGGTGATATAGTAGAGGTTGTTGGATTGAACGAGTTTTGTAGACAACATAATCTTAGTCAAAGTAATATGCATCAGGTAGCTCTCGGTAAAGCCAAGCAGCATAAGGGTTTCCGGGTTGAGAAGATAGGATGATATATGGAACTTGTTGATATTATGGAACTTAGTATGGTGGTGTATATGGCCACCAATGCTGTGAATGGTAAGGTGTATATTGGTAGGACTGTTGGATTATTAGGCTATAGGATAGGAAAACACAAACACAGTTCAAATAAAAGTGGATTTTACTTCTATAGAGCTATTAGAAAATATGGATGGGATGTATTTGAATGGGAGGTGTTAGAACAATGCGATACAGAAGAAGAGTTGAATGACCTTGAATACCATTATATTCAACAATATAGAAGGTTTGGTAAAGGGGTTTATAACATGACCGATGGTGGTGATGGTATGAGTGGTTTTGTATTCTCGGAAGAAAGTAAACAAAAGATGAGTAAGGCTCATAAGGGAGTATTCCCATCAGAGGAAACGAGAAAGAAGTTAAGTGATAGTCAAAAAGGTAGGGTATTCTCGGAAGAAAGTAAACAAAAGATGAGTATTAGTCAAAAAGGTAAGGTACTCTCGGAAGAAACAAAAAAGAAGTTAAGTGATAGTAAAAGAGGTGAAAAACATCCTAACTATGGTAAAAGAGGTGAAAAACATCCTTTCTCCAAAAGATATGTTATTATGTTTCCTGACGGCTCAGTGATGGAAATAGTTGGAATGAAAGAGTTTTGCCGACAGAACAACCTTCATAAAGGTGCTATGCTTGATATTGCTACTGGCAAACGTGGGCGTAAGTCCTACAAGGGTTTCAAGTGTTGGTTGAAAGAAGATGCTCCAGTGCCAGAGCAACCAATAGTAATACCTTCTTATGACTATAATACCCCAGTGTTTGACTTGTTTTTCTAAATCAGTGCCCTATACCAGGGTATATATATAATAGTTCTTTGCCCTTCGTCTGTGACTATGAACCAACCATCTCTTAAGACTATGATATCTTTATATTTTCTTAATCGTAGTCCGAAGAGAAATAATATAGCTGCTTTTTTGATTGCTTTTTTATTCATGTGTTTTCAGTCACTAAAATATAAGTGTAGAAATAGGAAGCCATACACTACAAAGATGAAAATATACCATAAAATCATAGTCTTGCCTTATATCTCTTCGTCGTCTTCCCATGGGGCCGTGTAAAAGTTCTTCATGGGTTTCCTGGCACCTGTCCCGCCACAGTGTTCGCATGCGTGTGTGATATGGTGCTCGCAACCTGGATGGCTGCAGGGTTCTCCGTCCTGGAATACTTCTCTTTCTCGCCAGGAGATGCTGCTGCCTGACCCACAAGAGTTGCAGGTGTGGATACCCATTGCTCCAGATTGCTTGTCTATGTCCTCGGAACCACAGACATTACATTTTTGGTATGTTTCTCTCATAGTTATTCCTCCTCTAGCTCTGCTATAAAGTCATCAAGGTCTTCCATTGTTTTAAACTCCTTACAGTTGGGTATTTCATAAGGATAGTTATCTCCTGACTTGCCGCCGCTTAGATATACCCATTTACAGTCTATAATTTTGCTTGCTAGGTCTCTGCCTTGTTGATATGGGGCAATCGATGAAATAACGATGCTAAACCCTTGTTTATGCAGGATATTTGCTAGTTTGGCAATCCTAACATTGTTTTTGATCCTATCGTCCTTTGATAATCCTAGATCCTGGGAGACAGAATTTCTGATATCATCCCCATCTAGGATAATAAAGTTTGGGAATTTGTCTTTTATCCTGGATGCCAGGGTTGTTTTGCCGGAGCCACTATTGCCTGTCAGCCATATAATCATAGTTATTTCTTGGATGTTGCTCTGTTGTAGAAGTTTTCCATAATCTGCTCCATCTCATCTTTGCTGGCGGTGAGCTTCCACTCCTGGAAGTTTATATCCTCAAGTAAGTTCCTGTTCTTATAGATAAAACTATTGATAAGAAACTCTTCGGTCGGAGATTTGTTAATGGAGGCCAGGGCGGCCTGGAGTTCTTGTTTCTTATTGACTTTGCCGGCGTCCTCAAGTATGAGTTTGGCAAAGTTGTCTCTCCTGGCTTTGATTTTCTCGGTCTCTTCGAGAATCATGGTTTCCTCTGTCTTGCACATCCTATAGACAGTGGGGTTCAGGAAGGCCTTTTCACAGTCAAAAGCGTTGGAGTTGCTACAGAAAAGTAAAAATGTTAGGATGCAGAGGATCGAGATTTTCATTGTTAGGTTCCTCAATAGAGATTAGTATTACCATAATAATACCCTATTGAGGAGGTTTTGTCAAGACATTTCTTTGTAGAACTTTAGTACAAGGTTGTCAATGTCCTTG